CATAAAAACAGAACCATTGTAAGTACTATTAGAGCCCCATTTAACCTCAATTGTTGTGTAGGGTGGAATAATATAATGAAATCTCATGGGAACCAACCCTGAACTCGATTCTTTTGTTTCACTTATTAAATTTCCATTAAAGGTTACATCTAAATAACTGTCATGGCCGGCCGCATTAGTGGTTGTAAAATCAAGGGTTCCCTTAAAAATATAATTACCAGTAGTAAAACTTAACAGAGTAGTACTGGCGCTACCTGAACCCGCATCAGTAATAGAACCACTGGCCGCATAAGCATGATTACCAATAACATGAATATCTTTACCTATTGAGGCTGTGCTTTGCGGTCCATAACCAACGCCTTCAGGCATTGATTAATTTACTCGAATTGAATCGTGCAGCTTGCGTCGATTGTTGCGGCAGTTGTTACCGCTACTTGGATATCCAGGGTATTACCAGAAGTTACGCCCAGGGCGGTCTTTTCCTGTGTAACACAGTTTGCTACTCCAGTACCACCACTTGCGGCCTGTGCGATTGCAGGGCCCATAAAGGTTGCATCTCCTTCTTGGAGCGCCGTACCCGTCAATTTGAATCCTGAACACAGATCAGCCCCAGTTCCAACGGTACTTACACCCATTGAGATTGAACTTATCTGCGATACTCCAGAAGGCACAACCAGGGAAAGCCCCGATGATGCAAACTGACTGGTCATGCTCTGGAACGATGTGGTCGCGCTTAACGCTGCACTTGTTCTTGTTACTACTATGCTCATATTATGCCCTCACTTTTATTGGTCCCAGGGAGGCCAATACTGGACTTCCACGGGAAAAGGAACGTACTGCAGCCTTAGCCAAAAAAGCCCCAACTAAAACTTTAGTGATTGCTTGCTTATTGGACTGTGCCGCCCTTGATAAAGTTGTCAAACCAGTGTTAAGATCACCAGCCAGGAAAGACTTTGCCGCTGAACCTGCATTTGTCTGTGTTAAAAGAGCTAAAGCAGCTCCAGTTTCAATTACGTTTATTCCAAATTGGCGAGAAGGTTTCCTTCTGGCTCTGCCTCGGCGTCTTACCATGGTCGCGTTACTTACTTCTGTTATATAAACCTTCGTGAAACTCGGTCTGATACTTGCCACATTGATTACAATAATGAAGTCTCTTAAAGTTATATTGTATTTTCCCCTTTAAATCAGTACATTCACAGGGCCACATCTTAGTATATTTGAAGTTCTGAACGTCCTTCTTTACTAACAATCTAACAAATTCGTTAAAAGAGATCTCCCTATATCGACAAATCCGCTTGGCTAAAAGGAACCAGGCACTGTTAGTAGGAAACTTGAGTGCAACCTGCTTGAGTGGTCCGCCATAATGCGGATGTCGACCCGAACTAATCCCGCCCATTCTTTATCCTCCAATCATACTTAGGTTCTTTTATTTTCCAATAACAATCGGTGCATAGACACGGGCTTGAGTAGTCCGTAAGGGGTTTGCAGTTGTGAAAGACAACAACATCCTCCCAGGCAATCAAGGCTTCAGGAGTAATCTCTTGAGGTTCTTGACATAGGTTACAATCTCTGTATTCCATTTTATCTCTCCATACCTACATGGAAGAACCCCTATTTAGTATATACTGTATATATTGAAAATAAAAGAAGTGCGTGACACACAAACACAAAAAGTATATATTTTATTGAAACTAGGAGCCGTCGAACCTTTTATTATTAGTATATATTATATTATTATTATATTATATTATACATTATTCTTTACTTCAGGCCTAGTCCAGGACTCTTCTGATTCTGTTTTACCCCTACTTCGGGGCTATTCTGGGTGTTTAGTAGCCCTTCTAGGCCACTTCTTTTCATTAACATTTCCGCAACCAGCCCCATGATAGGGTTGTCTTTTGTTATTGCCTTGATTGTACTTTGACCTGTAGCCTCATCCATTTTTTTAGATGCTGCACCCAGGGAACCAAAAAAAGAAGATTGGAAAGTTTCCAGCATTCCATGAGTCCGTTCTTCAATCTCATCTATGATAGGTTCCAGAATAATTAATAGATCCTCATCACTTTCTGTAGACTTTGCCCACTCAACCCACTTATCTTTTGATAATTTGGCGATATAATGACTTATTCCAAAATAGAATAATGACCAGGCGATAAAGTACCCCAAAAGTTCCAAAGCTGAAATAACCACTATCGTAGAGCCCGTTTTTGTTCTTCAGTTAAAATAGTCTTAGGAGGTGGCAAACCAAGTCCTGTGTACCCGATTGGAAGTTTAAAAAAGGTCGGCGTTTTTTCAGTAATTCCAGTGTCTTGGACGAATTTCAATAATATAAGTAATGCGCCTAAATTCATTTGCTAATCTCTGCTTTAATATATGTGATAAGGTCACTAAGTTTGGGCGCAACTGGCACAGGTGCTCCGAATGTTGGAAGTTTTACGTCTATAGTATCTTTTATTCCCTGTTTGACATCCTCGCTCAATTTGCCAACTCTGGTTTCGAGATCCGTGATAATACTCTCTGCTAATCTGACACCCAGAAAACCAGCAATAAACCCGCCAATAACTATGGGCGTGTTTTCGTTTCCTAAAAATGTATTGATATTTTCGTGTATCTTGTATCTGGATAAAGCCTCACGTTCACCAGGTGATAACTTCTCTATCTCTACTTCTATTGGTACTGCTTCATAGTTGGTCATCAGCGCCTCTTCTTTTTGCCTGCAGGGGTTTTCCTGAACGCTACCGCCATTTTCTTAAGATTCAGTTTACCGTTACGATATCGAAAGCGTGGCTTCTTGGAATTGGCTTTAACGTATTTGTTCCAGGCGCTTAGTTTGCGCTTGGGTTTTGAACGGGTCAAAATCTCTTTAGGATATTGTGGTCGTTCTCCTCGCTCTAATCTAACTATTTCATCTTCAATAATTCTAAGGGCTTCGTACAGATCATTTGAATCTGAACGTCTGTAACCCCGTCGTTTTGGCATTACTGCACCTCTTTTCCTTCCAGGACAACTGTCATAGATCCAGTAGGACCCGTTGCCAGGAACTTCATTCCCGTATTGGGTGGGATTGTATAGTATAGATTGGGGAATTGGGGCCCGATACCTGCATCAGTGATGATAAACTTTGATACATGTAACGCTTCTTCGTTGCCTTGGACTGTCCAGGACAATACATCACCTGCAGAACAACCACTATAGTCGAATGATACGTTTGTGACAACTGTGTAGAACCTATTTGGAGAAATAAAGTCGAGTAGAGTTGTGCCACCTGCAGTTAATTGTTCTTGACCGCTCCAGGCGAACATGTGATCACCAAAGAAGTTAAGGCTCGGCCCCGTCGAAAGTGTCATTTATAGATTCTACCTGCCATAAAAACAGAACCATTGTAAGTACTATTAGAGCCCCATTTAACCTCAATTGTTGTGTAGGGTGGAATAATATAATGAAATCTCATGGGAACCAACCCTGAACTCGATTCTTTTGTTTCACTTATTAAATTTCCATTAAAGGT